TACAAAGACGGTTTGGCTAGGTACGGTGTACTTTAGGATGACGATACCGGAGCCGCCTGCGCCGGATGTAAACGTGTATCCTGCCCCGCCACCGCCACCGCCCGTGTTTGCCGTTGCAGAGCTTCCGTTTGTATTTGCGCCACCGGCACCACCACCTCCAGCTCCACCGCTTCCTCCTGTTGAAGGAGGGCTTGGGCTTTGAGAAACAGATCCACCGCCTCCACCAGCATAAGTAACTGACGAGCCTGTTATTGAGGAAGCCGTACCGCTTCCACCAGAACCCCCAACACCTGTAGTACCCGCCCCACCGCTTGCTCCTGCACCGCCACCGCCACCGCTTGATTCTGTTGTTAAACCAGGGGCAGCCCCTAAAGCACCATTATTACCCTGACTAGGAGTGGTTGACGGAGTGTTTCCAGATCCAGCAGATGCTTGCCCAGCAGGATTACCACCACCTCCGGAGCCGCCAGACGGTGTTGTTGGTCCGCTTAACCTTGCTGCGCCGCCACCACCGCCATAAGATACAAAAGTATTTGCAGGAGCTACTCCTGATGGATTTGCAGTAATCCCTGTACCACTAATTGATGAATTACTACCGTTTGCGCCTGTTGTATTTCTATCGCTATTACCAGCACCGCCAGAACCTATTGTTATTGTATAGTCTGTTCCCGCTGTAACGGATAAGCCTGTTCCAGTTCTAAAACCACCAGCACCACCACCTCCGCCTTGACTTCCTCCAGCGCCCCCACCAGCCACAACCAAATACTCAACCTCTGTAACACCAGCAGGGCAAGTCCAAGTAGACGTAGCGGTAAAGGTTTGGACGACGGTGTAGCCACCACCTCCGCCACCTCCAGAAAAGGCAGCGGCAATCATTGCACTTAATGCGCCAGCCATTTAGGTTACCCCCGCGCCAGAAACGTACCAAGTATCTGTAGCAACCTTCAGCAAGGTGGCCATGCCCTTTGTCGCCACTGTCCTGTTGCCGGTTGCTCCGTTGGCTAACTGGAATGTAACGCCAGAACCTGAGATCGTAAGGTTTCCAGAATTGTTGTTAACCACAAGAATTGTCGTTCCGACATCAATGGGTGTTGTTGCGTTTGTGTTTACCGTAAGAGTTGCTGTAGAACCTCCGGTAATATAAATATGTTTTCCTGCATCGCTTGCCGCCACAGTCGTATTCGTGCTTTGTGGAGCGCCAATATAACCGACCTTGTTAGTACCATCCACCGTACACGATGACAGGGTTCCAGAACTTGGCGTTCCTAATGCGCCACCAGGAGCAACGTAATCCGTTCCTGCGGTTGCAGCAGATATCGCTGTGCCGTTGCCTTTCAACACCCCTGTTATGGACGTTGTAAGCGTAATCGCTGGAGTCGTACTTGCATTAGCAACTGATCCTGCTAGGCCGTTAGCCGAAACAACCGAAACCGTCGTTACCGTCCCTGAACCACCAGCAGCACCAAACGTCAGGTTGCCAGAACCGTCTGTTGTTAATACCTGCCCGTTCGTTCCATCTGTACCAGGAAGCGTGAACGTCGTGTTAGAAGATGTGTTGGCAGACTGAAACGTCGTCGTCCCAGTGCCACTTGCATTACCTTGGAATTTGATCTTACTCATCTCGCTTCCTTAACCTAAAATCATCCAGGCTTGGCCCGTACCAACAGTAACCGAATATCCTGCCGCTACTGTTACAGGTGACACTGATAATCCGTTTGTATTACTTGTGAATGTGTAGTTCTGGCTAATCACAATCTGTGACTCAAGAACCGGCCCACCAGATCCACCCCCGCCTCCAGCAGCCCATGTAAGCGCACCAGCACCATCGCTTTGCAAGAAGTAACCCGCAGAGCCGTAATCCGTTGGGAATGTGTAAGTCTGCGTTGACGTTGTAGCTGCATTACTTGGCTGAATGCGTAATGTCTTGGTACCAGAACCTGCGTCATTAGACTGAAGCTCTAAGTAACCCGATGTGCCAGCACCTGTATTAGCCGTAACCTGTGCATAACCAACAAACGATGCCTGACCAATATCAGTGATCGTTGCACTAGAGTTCTGCAATAACTTGCCAGTTGTCGAATCAAACCGAGCAATTGCATTGTCAGTTGAACTTGCAGGCCCATTAACATCACCTGCCGTCAATGTTGCAAACTGAAGCGCAGTTCCACCGCTATTGACCTTTAGGTACTGATTAGCTGTACCTATGGCTGTCAGACCTGTACCACCGTTGGCAACGCCTAATGTGCCAGTAATCCCTGTTGATAACGGGAGACCAGTTGCATTGGTAAGGTTTGCCGCCGAAGGCGTACCAGCATCACCGTCATAAATAACAACGCCGCCTGTAGTGCCAGCAGTAAATCCTAATGCGGTTGCAACCCCAGTGCCAAGGCCAGATACGCCAGTAGTGATTGGCAAGCCAGTCGCATTAGTAAGCGTACCGCTTGATGGTGTTCCTAATGCGCCATTGAATAGAACCGGTGCACCAGCAGTGCCTACTGATTGGCCTAGCGCTGTTGCAATGCCAGTTCCTAAGCCAGCAACACCCGTTGAGATCGGAAGACCAGTTGTGTTGGTTAATGTGCCTGATGAAGGCGTACCAAGCGCACCACCTGGTGCAACGTAATCGGTGCCAGCAACAGCGGCTGCAATAACACCGCTTGTCGCTTTAACCACGCCAGTGGTTGTTGCTGCCTGAATCAGTTTGCCAGTCGTGCCACTGTATAAAGCAATCTGCGCATTGACTGACGATGCTGGCCCAACAACATCACCAACGCCAACAGGCGCTCCATACTCCAGTGCTGTACCGCCTGCATTGACTTGCAGGACCTGACCAGCAGTGCCTAATGCTGTTAATCCAGTACCACCGGAAGTGATCGGTATTGCAGTTCCAGAATAACTGAGTGTGATATTCCCAGAACTTGTAACTGGAGAACCTGCTGTTAAAAATGCTGGTGGCGATATACCAACCGATGTGACTGTGCCAGCACCAGGCGTGGTGAACCACTTAACGCCTTCAGTCGTGGTGGAGTCAGCAACCAGTATCTGACCGTCAGTGCCAACAGGTAAACGAACATTGTCCGTTCCTGTGTAGACAATCATGTCACCCTTGGTTGTATTAGGCGCTAGGGCATCAAACGCTGAAGTCTTATCGCTTTGACCTGTCCCGCCCTGACTGATTGCAAGCGTACCTGTGATCTTAGTTGCGGCAAGCGCTGTGATCCATGCAGGATTTGAGTAACTGCCTGTGGTGTAGACACCGTTAGTTACAGTGCCTGCATTACCAAGAACATCAATGTTCCATGTTCCGGTTGCACCTGTACCTCCTGTAGGAACAAATGCACCGCTTGATCCAATAGCGGTTTGTAAGGCAGTAAGTACGCCAGTACCGAGTCCGGTAATGCTTCCAGAAGGAAGGTTAGTACAGTTTGATAGATCGCCAGAAGATGGTGTGCCAAGTGCGCCGCCAGGAACAAGATAATCAGTCCCACTTGTTGCAGCCGACAATACGCCAGCCGTTGCTTTAAGAATGCCAGTTGTTGTTGCTCGCTTGATCACCTTACCCGTGGTGCTTGAGTAAAGCGCAATCTCATCATCAACCGATGCCGCAGGACCATTGACATCGCCAGCACCAATCGTGACGCGAATGCCAGCAGCGGTGGTTGCACCTGTACCACCATTGGCAATTGGCAGCGGTGTGCCAGAGTAACTAACCGCTAAAGTGCCAGACGTTGTGATGGGTGTGCCAGAAACCGATAAGAAGGCTGGTACCGTCATCGCAACCGAGGAAACACTGCCTCCTCCACCACCACCGCCTGCTGCATTCTTAACGGACAGCAATTGAAAGCTAGAGCCGTCATACATGAGCGAACAAATCGCACCAACGACAATAGCATTTGCAGACAAGGTGCTGCCATCAGGGTAAATGATGTTCTTAGCACCTTGGCCGTTGACGTTTAAGGTGCAAGGCCCAGTGTTTGCACTGGTTGCTTGAAACTGAATCGCTAGACCTGCCTGGTACGTCGTTGATAGCCCAGAAAGCGAAACTACATAAGCGTTAGTTGTGCCTGAATCTAAGGCATAGTTGCTATAGGTCGATGCGTCATTAAGTGCCGTTGCAACCGTGGTGAAATCAGCATCCAGGTTGGCAAGCGGGATGGATGTCGTCGCCGTGGCAAATGTATTCGGGATTGTTACTGGCTTTGCCATCAGAACCTCGCTCTTAATTCATGTTCAAGCTGGAAGCCGTTGAAGGTAAATGCTGGTGCCGTGGATGTTACCGTCATGCCGAGGTATTTTCCATACATCTGAGCATCGTACTTCAGTAACTTATACCCTTCTGTGAGTTGATACCCAGAAGAAACCCACTGCAACGTGCTTCCTGCGTTATTTGTCCACGCAATATTGTTAAAACTGTTGTTCTGCCATGCAACTGCGTTACCAAGGGCAATTGATGTTGACGCTCTTGACTCACTATCAATCGAAATATTCAATGAACCTGCCACAGAGACAGGAAACGTCGCTTCAACACCAAGTTTGAGCGCTTGCTTATCTCGAATCGGGTCTTTTAAGTCCCAAAGCGCTGTCACAACCTCAGTGGCAATATTTGCCGTCTGATCTTCGTACAATCGGTAAAACGCACCACCTGATTCAACACCATAAGCGTTAATCAAACCATTCACGGGTGATGAATTGATGTGCGTTAAATTACCTTGATAGCTAATAAACCACTTGCGATCAAAGAATACGAGCTGCACACGTCTATAGGTGCCGTTATCGTTGTACCTGACGTTCCATGCAGACACCAGAATGTTGTAAATCAGGGTCTGGCAACCCGTTACCGTTGAACTAAAGTCAATATTCGGGAAGATGCCATCAAGTGCATCGCTAATCTTGGTCGTTGTTGCACCAACAAGCGCGTAAACACCGTAACGGTTGATGAACAGAATGCTTCTAAAGTAGGCAAAGATGCCTAAAAAGAGTTCTGTACCAATCGAAGCGCTGATATTGGTGTTGGTAAAGAGCGTCTCACCAAGCGTATTGACTCGAACGTCTGAAAAGACGTTGATGGACGACTCACCAAACACATACAAGAAGTTGTTAGCCGCAACAATCTGTGTGATATCGCCATAAAGCGTTGCATCAACCAGCGTAATGTTGCCCGCAGAGATGCTTGTAAAGTCGTTATAACTGTCTGCTGCCGTGTAATACACCGTCCTGCCATCAGCAATCCATACTCGACCTGAAAATGACTGGATTGATGTACCAGGTTGGCTAATAGTCGTTGCAATTGCAGTCGCTGCACCGCTCGAGAAGCTAATAGCAGGGGCAGAGGTGTAACCAGTACCAGGCTCAGTAATCGTAATCGCAGTGACAATCCCACCAGAGATCGTGGCTTCGGCGGTTGCTTGAACGCCACCTGTTTGATTAGGTGGGCCAATGGTTACTGTCGGTGCTGATGAGTAGCCTGAACCGCCTGCGGTGACTTCGATGGTGGCAACCGAACCGACCCGAACGAGATTCGTCCCGTCGAACGTAGCGTATCCATAAGTTGTGTCAATGATGAGTACCCGCTCATTCTTCCATTGACTAATTTGAGTTCTTGTTCCGCTGAATGTCCCAGACGCTGCCAGCGTAACGGGTGCGGTTGGTGTTTCCAGGCTGACATACTGCGCACCTCCATTCGTAAAGAACGCAAGCATATAGGCAACACCGCCAATATTGACTGGTGCCATGTAATGCACCGTGCCGCCCCATGTAAAACTGGTACTGCTGTAAGTAACACGCTTTTCTTTAGGAATAACCTTCAGGTTGGAGTACCCGATAGGCATGACGTTCTCTATCCAAGCAAACTCATTTTCTTGGATGGCCGTACGATTGGCCTTGGTGTTAAGCCCTTTGAAATCCTTGGTTACGTGGTAGGACTTCTTTTGCTCAACGGCGGCCATGATTACTGGATCGAGTAAGGCGTTGGTAGACGACGGGTAAAGCTAGAGTTAATCGCTGCCAGCAATTGCTTCTTGTACTCGGCATTAAATATTTCTGCTTCACCGTAGGACTGTTCTTTGTACTTTGCCTTGTAAGCTGCATAAAACGCAACTGGCGATGTGTAAGGCTCTAAGATCACTTCAGTTTGCGAGTCCGATGTCAGCGGTACAGGCAAAAGAATCGTATCGACCTCAATCACATAGACTTGGTCAGGCACTGGGCCAAAGTAAATTTCATTCTGGCCGTAACGTGTAAACGCTATAGGACGGCCTGTGTAGTTTTGCCAGAACCGCAACTCAGCATTGAACTGCGACCATGACATGTAGCGCAAAGGTATGCGTGTATTACCCCAATACAGATTGATATTGAGGATGTCAAGAATCTGCTCTGCCCATGAGGGAAGTGTCAGTGTTGAGATATTAAGGGTTTCAACCGAGGTGGTGGTTGCACCTGTCAGGATATTGCGCAAGCAACCCGTGTCACGGACGACACGATGCCGAGCACCGTTGATGTAATCGGTTAGCTCGGTGTCAGTCCAGAAGTTGCCAGCAGCGTCATGCAAAAGTCGTCTAACTTCTGCGATATACCCTGAGTAGGTTGCCATTTATGCCTCATCGCTTGTCTGGGGCTGGACTTTGACCCCTGCTCGCCCTCGTGGAGCGGGAGGGGCTACTCGTTCCACCAACACGGCTGATTGCTGGTCTTTTACTGGTGCGTCTGTGAAGGTGAACTCGGCAAGCCGAGCCATCGCTTTGTCACGGTCGGTTGACATTTTCATCCAACCTAAACGCACTAGGTATTGATATTTATTGTCGTCGCCATACCCGAAAATATGTCGCGCAACATGAGGTTCGATAGGAACGCTTTTGTTCGGAGGAAACTCAAACCACTGATCGACATACTTGGCAACCAGTGGCTGAGAACCTTTGTTTGTCACAAAGATCATGCTTCTAAAATGTCCCCGTAAACGTATACATCCGCTGTTGCTGCTGCACCTTGAGCGGTGGTGAGCGATAAGTATAAGTTGGGAATGCTTGACTTCACTGTTGTACTCGCACTGCTTGTCGTACTTAGTGTTAGGTCAAGGAAAAGCGCTGACGTTGTCAGTGAGGAGTAAGCCTGGGCCGCTGCAACAACTGCTGTACCACCTTTGCTCGCAGCGGTATAAACGCCGCCAGCAGCCGTGGTCAGTGAGATTGAAGCATTGGTCACCACAATCCGTCGCAGAATGAACTTAGACGGATTGCTAAAGATGGTGATCTGCTGATCGGCAGTCGAATTCATATTCGCACCGATCAATTTCCCAAGCAGGATGCCTCCAAACTGCTGCGGCAATAGACTACCGACTTTGTTTGCATCCATGCTTTACTCCAATTACGAGTTATAGGTGCCAGAAGCAGCCTGACCGCCGTTAACCGTGAGGTACAGCGCGGTTACGGTGCCTGATGCGCTTACCCATTTCAGGTTCTGACCATCAGAAACGATGGTTGCTCCTGTATTGGCTGCAATCAGTGTTGCCCACGATGTGCCGTTATAGGCTTGCACCGATAGGTTTGCCACTGGATAGAGCAAATACAGACCTGCTGGGATCGTGACATCGGTACCGGCTGTAACTGCCTGAGTACCATAGTCAAAATAAGCGCCGTCAGCATCGCTGCTTAAGCCACTAACGATGATTTTATTAAGTGCCAATGCCATGATTAACTCCTTACAGCGTGAGTGAGTTAAGGCCGGTCACTTTGGTCATGCTCTTAGGCTTGGTGCTCACCATTTCTGCAATGGTTAACACTGCGCCAACATAACCAATCTGCCAGTTAGGCAGCGTGGACTCAAAGCCAGTGAACGCAAACTCAGCCTGATCGTGGATGTACATGCTGAGGTAGTTCGAGTTCAGCAAGTACAACGTGCCTTCTGGGCAATAGGGATCAGGGTAAATGGGCACACCTGCAACCATGAGCGCACGGAAACCAGACGTTGGGCCTTCTTCACCGCTTGCAAAGTTGCTGCCAGGGGTGATCATGTAGGTTTCTTGGCCTACAAAGTCTTGCGCCAACAGTGTCCAAGTGCCAAAGCCGCAAACACCAAAGGAAGGCACCTCAGCACCGTTTTTCACCGTTCCAGAGATGTACTGGAGGATGTTTTGACGGGTTGGGTTAACGCTACCTGCGGCGTACTCTTTAGAACCCCACCAAGCATAAGTTGAGCGGTTCAAGCCACCATAGGTGCCTGCCGAATCAACTGCAATGGGCAATCCAGTGAATTGCTGTGCATTGCTGGTGTTGTTGTAAAGCGCTGTTGCCATGGCATCCATCATGACGTTGGTCGCATCGTTCATGCGAGCCTCAATCAAGGGGATCACAGCATAGTCTTGCTGAACTGCACCTTCCATACCGAGGAACGGCACGGGTGCGATCATCAGTTTAAGGTTGAACTCAGCGTTGTAAGCACCTTGCTGTACGCTAGGCTGTGCAAACGAACCGCTGTAGTCTGACCACTGCGCGTTGACAAACTGAGAACCCTGTACTGGAACCGTTACAGACGACACACCGCCAGAGGCAGTCTGCGAGTTTGCAAGCAATGCAGCAAGCAGGGGAGTTGAGTTATAAAGCTGGACAACCAGTTTCGGAATGAAAGCCCTACGGGTAACGTAGGTCAGTTCATTGTACTGACTGGTGCCTGCTGTTGGGATAATACCGCCACCAATAGGCATGATAGGTTCCTTTTAAGAAACAGACCTAATTAACGAAGTCCAATCGGGCGAGACTGGTTTCCCTGTCTTAGCTCGTTGAGTGCGCTCGCCGCTGCTTCCCTTGCTGCCGCTGCTGGATTCTTCAAATACTTCTGAAAGTCATTGACCTTTGAGGTAATTGGCGAATTACTGAATGCTGGCGTAGGCTTATCAGCCTGGCGCATCCAGTTGTAATACTCAGCAGCCGACTCATGATTGCTGATGCCTTTTTCAATCATTAACTTCTCAATTGCTTTGACATCATCATCTGATTCGGCAAGACGTTTCTCCTTCAACGTATTTCTACGTCTTTCTAACTCAGTGCGAGCGTCCTTCTCTTTCAATTTCGCTTCCAATTGTGCAATGCGATTTTGCTGCTCGCTAATGGCATGATTGGTTCGATCTTCAATCTCAAGTTCAGGAACAGGAAGGTCGGGATGTGCTTGCTTGGTCAATCGCAAAAACTCCTTTCGGGTCTTTGGATTTTCAGCCAAGGCTTTCGCCAAGGCAGCAAGTTCATCTCGTGCGTCAGGGGTAAGGTTTTCTAGCGACATTGTTTTTTCAGCCGTTTAAAACAATTAGTTAAATGACACGCTTGGTGTCACCGGGTTTGGAAAGCGTCATCTGGTTTTTAGTAACCTTGTTCGCTCCACTCAGACCACCAAACGGCTCATACCGGGGTGGGTTGTAAATCTGACCATTCTTTTGCTGGTTGTCCGTCGGACGACGGATGGTGCCAGCTTTAGGTTTAAAAAGCTCCATCGCTATCTCCTAGATAGGTAAGGGTGGGTTTTGAGTCCCAGGGGTTGGTGCCGCAGCCATTGCTCGCATCTCAGCCGATGCGCCACCAGCCTGAGGCAGGGTTTGAATCATTTGCATGATTTCAGAAGGTACCAGTTCCTTGGCTTTGTAATCCATCTCGCCAAATGCAGAACCAATCTTGCCAATGGCATCTTTAATCGCCTTTTGCTCTGGCGAACCATCAGGAAACTTTTGCATCGCACCCATGAGCATACCCATACCGAGTTGCACATCAATACGGCCTTGCATTTCTTCGCCCTTCTTTGGTTCAGGCGTGGACATGGGGGATGACATTGGCGGGGATGCTGCGCCTGACAAAGCAGGCTTTTTTTCCATGCCTTCTTCGCCTTCAGTGCCTTCTTCCTCGACTTCGATCTCCATCGAGGCTTTTCCATCACCTTTGGCACCGCCTCGGATGAGTTTCATCAAATCTTCTGCACTAACACCCATATTTATGTCCTTTCAGGGCGGTTTGTAACCACTTACCGACCGTCTGTCAAGCGATCAACGGCGATAAGGGCGTGATCGACGTAACATTTTGCGTTGCATCATGAAAAACGACCTCCTGCGCGTTGATAACCCGTGCGATTCATCGTTGCACGACCGTAATTGAGTTGCGGAGTGCGATAAATCTGTTTTAACTCGGATTTACCGGTTCTTGGCTGGTCACTTTTGAAGGAATAACGGTCAGTACCACCGCTTGAACCTCCAGAACCGCCGTTCATGTTGGAATTACCGTTTGTCAGCATAAAAACCTCTACATAGAAGGAGGAGCAGCGCCTTCAGGGGTTGGCTGCTGTTGTTTTTGCATCTCTTGTGCTGCTTGCTGCGCTTGTTCCATCTTTCGGAGGTCTTCTTTGAGCAATTGCTTCATCGGAGGCTCCAAAATGTCAATCAAACGCTCTTTAGTGATCGCACCACGGTCTGCAAGCTGGAATGCAAGGCTTCGCAGGTCTTCTGTAAAGATCGGTGAGTTGGAATGTGCATCCACTTTCACCACAAAATCCTTGGTGAACTGGTTAGCAATGAATTTATCACCCTGATCATCCGTGTAAATGCGGTCAGAATAGGCTTGCATGGCTTTCAAATACAGCGTTGCCATCTTTTCTAAGGCATCTTCAATGATTAATGCACGTTTTTTAGCCCTGGAAGACCCTAAACGTGCCAATTGAGACGCATGACCGGCACTTCTCACCCCTGATTCACCCCTGCCTTGCAGCACATTGACAATGCCAGAGGCTTCTTCAAACATTTGATCAATCTCGCCAATCTCTCTAAAGAGATCATTGGGGATGGACGGTGCCATTTGCTCAACTTTGGCATTCGGCATGTCAGTAGAAAGCAAGCCACCCACCCGGTTAAGTGCAAAGTTCTTCTCATCAAGCAAGCCTGTAAAGCCAATCAGCGCTGTAGGCGGTGAGACTTGCTTGGATAAGAGGTCAAGAATCTCTGACATGCGTTTATTGCGCATGTCTTGCAAGAAAACCAGTCTTGCTACTTCAGAGATTCCCCAGTAGTAGTCGTACTGCGGGGTGGGACAGAGTTGAATAAAGGGCAATTCACCCTTTAAGAACATGCTTTCACCAGGCCTGTCATAGATGATGACGTTTGGGTCTGCAATGGTGACGCACTGATAGTCATCAGTATTGTCATTCCATACCCATAACTCAGTCATCTTGATCGTATCTTCAGCAACACGAGCCTTGTATTGCTGCATACCAGCAATATTGAGGTTCACATTGCCGTACATGGTTGGATCAGTGGCTGACAGTATCAAACGCTGAATGCCATCAGGTACTTGGTTTTCTTGACTGGCACCCATTTGCAAGCGAGCCAGCAGCGCCTCACGTTGCGGATGCGAATACAACCTGGCGTATAACTCAGAGCGGGTGATGTAATAGATCTGTACCAAGGCTTCCTGACGGTCTGTATGCGGGGTATCTTCCCGATACACCCCAATACACCGCGGGTCTACCATGTACGGGTGCAGGCCATTCTTCTGAATGAGTTTGATGAAGGTTGAGTTGTAGCAAAGCGCCCAGTTCAGCGCTTGGGCAAAGACTTGATCAGCATTGCTATTGAGCCAATCGTCATTTAATGCGCCCGTAAGCGATGGAATCTTGGTTTGTTCATGTGCATTGACCGAAGCACCGAGTGCAATCGTAAAGCGTGTCGTTTCTGCGGAATAGAGAAACGAGGAGAGTTGGTCAATGTGCGGATAAATCTTGTTGTAGTAGGCTGGCGGTGCATCAAGGCCAGCACCAAACAGATAATACGAACGCAGGGAGTCATAGGTGCCTGTGCGCTCCTGAATGCTGACAGAGCATTTATCTACCAAATCACTGTAGAAATACTCGCGCTGTATGGGATCGTCAGGAATTCTCATGTAGGTAACTTTAAGTTCTCATGATCACGAATGACCACCGATGGCGTTGGTTTGCGCAATGCTATACCACTTTCTTTCACCGCAGACAAGCCCCCAACGGTTTCACCATGGATTGAATTCAGATTGTAGTTGCCTAATTGCTTAGGATTACCCCACTGCACGGCAAAGGGATTCTGTGGGTTGCCAGCCTGTTTATTGCCTAGCAGTGCATGTTGTTGATGATCACCTTCACGCGAAGACTTAATGTCACTCATGCCGTAATCCTTGGCTAATTCACGCAGTGTGGTGTCAGCATGTTTGGTGGAATCTGACTTCATACCGACAGCTTGCAAGAAAACCATCTGTATGTCTGCGGTGCAACCATGTGGACATACAGGCTCTCTGCTTTCAAAAAAACCGTGTGCAGGGCACTTATAGTCATGAACGACTGCCATGAGTTCTCCTTAGTTGTTGATCAAGATTAGGCCGTTGATAGTCTTGTGACTTGGGTCGTATGCCAAGGTCTAACTTAAAGCCGCTGCCATCGTAAGTAATCAGACGACGCTTTACCATCTGTGGCTTGGGTTGCTTTCTGAACTCAAGATACTTCTTACCTGACTTCATCATGATGGCAACATCACCACGCACCCATTGCTCATAAGCACGGTTAACACGGGTCTGTACAAGTTCTGTCAGCGGGTATTTGCCATTCAGAAACACATCTCTGAGATGCAATGGATTAAGACCGCATAGCTCGGCAAACAAGGCCACCGAAATGCCACGCCGCTTATCTCGCAAGAACGCAGGGATGACTTCCATCATTTGACGCTTACTGAGGGCCAACGCCAATCGCCTTTAAGTAATTGTTAATCTGCTTATCCACCACAGGTACTTGGGTGGGGTTAATCGCTTCTTCTTTACGATCTCTGCTCATGCGCATTTGCAAGAGCCTTGGCATGAGTTGCTCGGCATAGGCAACGCAAGCAAGGGCTGTGGCAATGACCCGATCATCTTTGTTGCGTCCATAAGCACTAATCGATCCTTGATCACGCACCACAGACTTCATCTCTTCCAGTAAGTCCATGGAATACACATTCATCATCCCACGTTCAAAATAGTCCTTAAAGTAATTCAACATCCGTTCTTTGGATGAATGTGTGGTGAGGTAACCGAGGGAGTTAGACACGCCACCAAGAGAATCATTTCGCCGCCAAAGGTAGTGCTGCATGTGTGATAAGACATCCATAAGCCCTCTTGCTTTCTTAGGCTCCATGGTCTGTGCCTGACGCTTTAAGTTACGCATCTCATTAATCACAGCCTGACCAGGGCCATTAACTTCTAAGTTGAGGGTGGAGTTCTTATAAGCTCCTGCCATGTAACAAACCACCCAGGCAAACTGGTAGGTGTTGAGTTCTGAGGTAGCGAATTCTGCAACTTGATCAAGTCCATCCGAATAGCATCGATAGATTTGGATGCAGAAACGATCTGCCCAGTCGCTGCTTCCATATGCTGGATCAGCACCAATGACGTAATAGGCGTTGTCAACAGGCTCCTCCCATATCTTTAACGTTGCCATGCGCTCCGTACTTTGAATGAGTTCTGTGTCCTCAAAGAGTTGACCCATGGAGAACCGATAAAACCTGGGAAGCAATTGTTTGGCAACCTTGGCTTGATCAGTACATCGAGCATGTGAGAAGAAACTCGAACCCGTCATGATGAAGGCATAGTCTTCAGTCGGTGGAAACTCCTGATACATCAAGGCTTCGTCTTTAATGCCTTCAGCCATCTTCCATCGCCACCAGGCAATCTGTCTTGTATTGATCTCCACCTGGTAGAGCTTCTTAACCTCTCTTGTCCATTCCTTCTCTTCTGGACTTAGCTTGCCATCCCAGTACACCTTGTAGACATCAGACTTAGCATCTGCCGTATAGAGTTCATTACGCCACCAGCCACAAAAGATTGCTTTCTGTGTCTTGGCACGTTTAGCAACCGTCCACATGTCATGCCACATATTGAACCCGCGGGCAGTGCTTTCAAAGAGATATAACCGGTTAGGGTTCTTTTCTGCCAAAGAAGCCAGCAACGAAGCTAATCCTTCTTCATCACCCCAAGACGATGTTTCAGTACCATGCAGGTAAGTAATCCCCTTACCACGTCCTAACGACCCTTTGGCTCGCAAGCCTGCCACCTGGTAGAAAAGCCTTGACCGGTTCTTTAACACCATCTGATTCCTGTTATGCGTCATCAAAGGAATCTTGAACTCTGGTGGTAAACCATCCATGTACATCGCCAGTGTCGTTCTGAACTGGTCTCTATTCTCTTCCGTATCGGTGGTAAGTGTTCCCTGAAACCCAGGGTTCTTAAAGTGCCAGTAAAGGTCTAGTGCAAGCGATATGGTCGTTATCCCTAACTGCCTACCCTTAAGAATCACAAAGAAGTGAATGTTGTTATTCAACCCCTTGGCAATTTCCTCCATCACATAAGTCTGACTGCCAAGCAAACGATTCCCTAAGCGCTGTATCCCTAACTCTTTGGTCTCAACCTTGAGTTCCTTGCAGAACTTATAGAAATGATTCAGATCAAACTTCATTCAGTACCTGGTTCATATTGGTAATTCATACACACCTTCTCTGCCAGCAAGCCATCCCTTGTGCAAATCAATACCACTTCCTTACCTTCATGGCTTTCTTTTAACCCAATCTCTTGGCTGTAGTGGCAGTTTCTGCAATCTTGCTTCAATTCCATAAGTTTCCTTTAACCACAACACCGTCTTTTGCTCATCAGCACTCAAAGGACGTTTCTTCCTCTCATCCTCATACCACTTCATCGCCAGATACGGATAACTAGGATCACCCTCTGCATACTTCGTAATCCATCTCACCGCATCATCATGCTTCACTCAATCCTCCACACCCTAACACCCTTATCAACCTTCCTTGCCGTGTACTTCTTCCCAGTCCTTCTCCACTCTCTATAGTTAGCATTACATAACTTAGCTAAGTCACCATCTTGTATGTAGAAACTATCTCCCAGTTCTAACTGTTCGTAAGGGTATTTAGGACTAGTCTTCCTCTCCGGTATCGCTAACCCTCTCTCTAACGTAAACATCTCGTACATCTCCATGTTGTCGATGTACTCATCATACACAAATAGATATTTAAGGTAGGTGGAAAGATTGAATTTTCATTGGGGCGGGGAGCGTAGTGGTGCACCCAAACCCAGACCCCCCGTCCCATTCACTTCGCCATTCAACGAACGATCTGCGCGTCTGGATGTGGCCATGTCATGACCATGTGGCTTTGAGCATGTGCCTACTCATGCACTGCGTAGGGGGAAAGGTAGACGAGCTAGCCCCTTGTACCCCATCGATAAAATCGATCAAGGGGGCGTATAGATATCAATATCTCAATAACCCCATATTCCGAATAGAAGTGATATCCCCATATATATATCTATACAGAACCCTATATCCCTATATACCTTTTAAGATTTAAGAGTACTTATCGAGCATAGATAAGGTAGCGGTGTGTCTTAGTGTTAGATTGATACTAAAGTCTATATAACATGTATAAAAAGCATGTAAATATATCAATACATCACAACCAAGGAGATACATCATGGCAATGCAATCAGCTGAATACAACAAGCCACAAGTAAAGCTCAGTGTTACCAGCAAACTAGACGGGATTAGATCTTGGAGCTTGCAAGCTCTTGATACTTGCCCCGGTTCAAAAGATAAGCATGGCGAGCTGGTTGATGCTTGCAAGGGTTGTTATGCAACTACAGGCAATTATCGTTATCCCAACGTAAAAGCTCCTCGTGAGCATAACCGTGAAGATTGGCAGCGTGATGAGTGGGTGTTTGAAATGGTTCAATCACTAGACAATGACCGTTACTTTCGTTGGTTCGACAGCGGTGACATGTATGCCTTAGAGCTTGCAAGAAAGATCTACATGGTTATGCAAGCGACTCCCCATGTTAAGCATTGGTTACCAACTAGGATGCATAAGTTTCCAAAGTTTCAGGCAATCATTGCATTGATGCGAAAGCTTCCGAATGTGGTAGTCCGTGCAAGCTCCGATAGTGTCACCGGTGACGTATTAGCCGATCAATCTCATTCAAGTACGATTGCAAGCTCATTTGACGATCCATCAATAACTGTCTGTAAAGCCTACGAACATGGCGGTAAATGCTCAGGCTGCAGAGCTTGCTGGAATCAATCAGTGCCAGTTATTGGCTATGTAGCGCATGGCAAAAGCATGTCCAAAGTAATCAAGCTCAAAGCAATTGCCTGATTTCAGCTTATAGCCCATTGCAATCAGTGGGCTATTGGATGCAATCAGCATCACAACTAAGGAGATAACACCATGCAACACCTAATCGATTGGCTTATTGCCGCATTGTTCGGCATTGCTTTCGCTTGCGCAGTTTTCTTTAACATCTAAACATGCCCATAGAAGCCCTTAAACGGGCTTTTAAGGCGTTTTCTTACCTTTACTGGAGTCAACCTACATGGAAGATAGGCAAGCCCCTACATGGATCGATCTTATCGATCATCAAATACAGCCCGATAAATGGTTCCGACCCGTCGATCAGGTTTGGCGCGAACATGGCTGGAAGCCGCCATCAACCGAGTGCCCTGAGACCATGAGAAAGCACAAGGCCTTCCGCAGCTGGTCGCATTACTCACCCTCGCGGGAGTCCCAATCATGAAAGAAAGCCTAATCATCAAAGCCTATGAATTACTGATCGAGCAGTATGAAAAGCAAGTCAAAGAAATGGATGACGATCAGATGAACTCGACCCTAAAGTATCACATAGCACTTAGAGTCTATGAGGAAGCAATCTTTCAGGCGCTTGGATACAAAGCCTTGCACAAGCTAGCAATTGAGGCAGATAAGCGTATCGAGAAAGAGTTCGGCACAAAGCGATTCGGGATTGCTGAATGCGTGGAAGAAAACTTTGAACACATGGCAAACAAATGACTAAAAAGCAATTAAAGGATATTGAGGCACAAGCTAGCCTGGAGCGATGGCAGGAAGAGCTAGCAAGACATGTTGCTTACCTTCCGATTCTGTGTGAGATGGCCAATGTTGATGAACATGAACTCCATCGTGCTATTGAGATTCATTTTTATGTGCGCAGCATGAGCAGAGGGGCAATGCAATGAGCGAAAGCAAAGAAATTGAGCTCGCCGTTTTTTATGACGTTAAAACAGGCAAGACAACTCGCCATGACGGCCGATTTAATACGGTCAGAGAACTAGTCAAAGACCCATCTCTAAGGGTTACAGACATTGCAAAGCAGACTGGATACAACAAAGGCCATGTCAGCAGACTACGCAAAGAGGTTAAAGGAAAACATATGGCTGAAAACAAATCAGCAAAGACACCAGCAGATGGGTCTATGGTATGGAGTTGTCAGTGTGGCAGGCCTTATACGGTTACATGTATTTCAAGCAAATCAGCTAAGCGCGAATGGGTCAGTTTGACCGATCAAGAAGTATGGGAAGCGATTGATGATGTGCTTGAGGGTGGTGGATGGCTTGATGTAGCGAGAGCTCTTGAACAAGCTTTTAAGGAGAAGAACACATGAGCAAAGATACAGGCGGCCCAGCGTTTCCGCTGTTTGCGGCAACAGGCCATAGCGGTATGACTTTGCGTGATTACTTTGCAGCTAAGGCTATGCAAGCAATAGCGCAGAAATACAGCCATGAAGGGGATGTTTCACGCAACGCATACAAAATTGCAGATGCTATGTTGAAAGCGAGGGAGCAATGAACAAGGAAGATCCAGTGGCGTGGCGATCTACATCACCTGACGGAAAACTATCAAACAAATTTGCTTGTAAACCAACGGAAGGTAATTGGGTTGAACCACTCTACACCGCACCACCAAAGCAATGGGTTGGGCTGACGGATGAGGAACACGACAGCATAAAACACAATTATCACAACATGACGTGGACACTTGAAATGTTTGCTAGAGCCATTGAACAAGCCTTGAAGGAGAAGAATCAATGAGTGGCGATCACAACATGAAACTGATAGCTAGCCTGGCACAGGTCAATGACTTTGTAATGATCCATGCTAATGAACTGCAAGCAATACTGGACTATGTAGAGGACATGGAACAGAGGATCAGTATCGTCAGAGAACAGTTGCAGTATCTGGTTGCAGAATCTGTAGAACCTTGTAAAGAATGAAGTATGCCCCCTAGCGTAGCCACAAAGCGCAGCGCAGGGGGCTTTACCAAGATACAAAGACTTGAAAGCTAGGAAGAATACAACCTCACCCGTTTTAAAAAGGGTAAAGCGCTCGCTCTCGTTTATCTAGGCTACAGACTTGCGTCTGCTCTCGGGTCTGGCCCCGATGCTTGCCAGTTGTTCCTATCCAGGCTGGCTCGCAAGGAGAACCCCAAGATTAGCCACGTTTATTCCTTTGGTCGCGGCACCGAGGGAGGGCTGGGTTATGGCCCCGTATGCCCATGTAGAAACAAAAAAAACCGTTAAGGATGTCCCTGGTGGCAGCTCCTTGAGGGGTAAGTTCAAGGACAGGAACATGCTTAACGGTTCTATCTGCGCCACACAGACAAACGAAGCATAACCAACAAACAATAAACTTGCAAGCTATCTGACAAACGGTAGATTTGAGTATGCTTAACGTAGGTTCCTAGTGTGTAGCTATGGTACACTTTGTTCTGTTGTACCAACCTAACCTGGAGATTTACAGATGAAACTTGATTACTGGGAACAGAAAGAGCTCAGAGATGCGATGGGGAAACTCATTGAGAGAGCAGCTTGGGCTAGCAGGTCAATGTGCTATCGAAGTGCGGTGCTTGAACCTTATGCCTTCGATGACGTTGAAAGACTGATAGCAGAGATCGAAGAGTTCAAACAACTCTGGCTTTCAATGAAGCGTAAGGATGTCACTAAGAACATTTCTACAGCCTTTGATGAGGTAGGTATATGAGCATGGACAAAGGCATCACGATGTACCCAGATGGCCGTATGCGTACAGAAGACGCTGCTCGGTATATTGGGCTGGCACCTAAGACGCTAGCAATGATGCGGTGCAGTGGAAAAGGGCCACGCTTCGTAAAGAAAGGAAGAATTTTCTATTTCAAAGAAGATATCGACGCTTGGCTTAATGCTCATCGCATGAGCAAAAACAAAGGAGAAACAAATGACTAACGCACTTGATCGATTGCTGCTCAAGAAAGGCACGATGGAAGAGCACCAATGGTGTCGCTCTTATTACATTGAACAGATCATGATCGTGCCGCATTACAACAAGCAAGGTGTGTTCGTGCTACCAGGTGGGAAGGAAGTTCCTGAGCAAGTTCTTATTGATGCAGGCGGTGTTCGCACTGCGTCTTACTTATGGCCTCGCAGTTGGGCAAAGGAGATCACAACATGATTTATACATTTGAAGAGCGTAGCAAAGCGATCTTTGCAACCGATGCTAGAGCCATAGCAGAGGGAAGAGCCGCAGAGGTTTATCTCAAGAAAACTGATGAAAGTTATTGGGAAGAGAAAAACCAATTTGATCCTGCAAGTCAGGAACGCATGAATTGGGGATTGCTTTTGCAAGACTCAATCGGCAGAGAGGCTTCTAGGAGACTTAAGATTGAACTCAAAGAGGCCGACTACGAACTTGCCCATCCTGATCATCCTTGGATGCGATCTCACTTTGATTTCATTAGTGAAGACGGCTCTACGTTGGTTGAAGTAAAGAACTACAACGCGATGAAGAGGAGCCAATTTGACTCTGGCGGCTTGATGCCAGTTGCTGACTCGGTGCAGTGCATCCATGAAGCGACAGTGCATCGTGTAAATAGAGTTGTTCTTGCAGTGCTTTTTGGTGGGCAAGAGCTAGTTTTGATTGATAAATCAATTACTGATGATGATAAAGATCGCCTTATCAAGGCAGAGGCGGCGCTGTGGGGCGCTATCCAGGCCAAAACACCACCAATGCCCACTACGCCTGATGAAGCAAAAAAGCTGTTTCCAATTTCAACGAGCAATAGTGCTGTGGCGAATAGCCATGTTGAGCAAGTCGCACATCAACTAAAAACAATTAAGGAGCACATTAAAAAACTTGAAGAGCAAGAAGCTAAACAACAGGCTTACCTGCAAGCTGCAATGAAAGATGCTGACACGCTTGTGACTTTTGATGGCCGAGTGCTTGCCACATGGCGTTCTGCAAAAGGTTCTGCAAGATTCGACAGTTCCCTTCTGCAAAAAGAAATGCCAGAGGTTTACCAACGCTTTATGCGTGACATAACAGGTTCACGGAGGTTCTTACTCAAATGAAAACTGATTTAGTTAACCCACATACGCTCGATCAAGACGTAATCCATTCCATTGTTCTTAAGGGAGACATGAGTGGCCTTAGCCAAGAACAAGCAGTCGCTTACTACAACTACCGATGCCAGCAAGTCGGACTCGATCCTAGCGCACAGCCGTTCCATTTATTGGTTCTTAACGGGAAGAAGATGTTGTACGCAAATGCTGGAGCCACACAGCAACTGTGTGCAGTGCACAAGCTGTCCGTATCGATCATTAACCGAGAGAGATTTGAGGGTGTCTATCTGGTATCTGTACGAGTCACTGGACAGGATGGAAGAGTTACTGAGAATGATGGGGCAGTCGAACTTGACGCAGAACGAATCGGAAAAGCCAACGCCCTGATGAAGGCAACCACCAAAGCAATCAGACGAACCGTACTTGCTCACTGTGGATTGGGGATGCTCGATGAGACTGAGGTGGAGACGATTCCTAACGCTGTCACTGCGCCGATGCCTATGCCTGTTGATACACCGATTCCAAAGGTTGCTCCAGCAGTCGAAGGTAAGTTCAAGGTCATGATTCCCGATGGTGATGGCTCTAGGATGTACTCAAGCCATGCCGATGAACATCAATGGCATGACAACTTCTTTGGCTTGATTGGCAAGATTGCTAGCAATACCAAGATCAGCACAGAGGAGAAGAATGCCAAGCTGGCAAGCCTCTTTCGGGTCAACGCAGAAATCTACGGTTCGTTTGGCGGGGTTGCAGCCATCGAGTTCAAAAAGCGCTGTCACGATCATGAGGTCGAGGCTTACGTCACAAAAAAGGTAGTGACTCTGGAGGCAGAGGAAGACGATCTGGAGATGGGCCTCTAACGCAAACGCAAGCAGTGCTTGAGAGGCTGCACCATGGGCCTCTTACGCAACTGCAAGCGTATGCAGAGATTGGGTCAACAAGACTTGCAGCCAGAGTCGAAGAACTAAGGAAACAAGGTCACACCATCGTGACACATACGATTAACCGTAATGGCAAATCCTTTGCCGAATATCAACTAGTGAGGAAATAAATGGGTTACGAACAACAGCAAGGCAGTGGCGTACTTTTTACCGTCAAAGAGAAGAAGTCTGACAAAGCACCAGACTGGTCAGGTAGTTTCACCTGCGATCAGGCTTACAAGCCAGGTGATGTCATCAAGTTAAGTGCATGGACCAAACGAAGTGCTTACGGCGATCTGATCTCAATCAGAGTGAATAACTTTGTGCCAGGCCAGCCTGCAAGGCAAGGTCGTGAGGTCAGCCATCAAGACGATGACAGTGTTCCGTTTTAATGTTATGTCCGAAATGCGCTGAACGTGGTGAACACAATGATTCAATCATCCTTGAGACTCGCAGGTATGGCGGCAAGAAGCCTGCGAACTCTTGGGTGACACGCAGGCGACGCTGTGTCGCTTGCTTTCATCGATTCACCACCACAGAAGTCATTAAAGGCGCTAATGACAAGGTATGGGACGCTGCACTACGAGAGGATATGGCATGACACTGACTGACATTCAACTCAAGATTCTGAAGTACGTATCAAAACGCAAAACACCCGTTACATCTAAGGATGTTCAATTGCAAACCAAGATCAACCGCTCCACCGCAATTCACGCACTGCATTTTCTGGCAAAGAAGGGCTACATCAAAAGCAAGCCTTGCATCGTCAACTGTCGTAAAGAGTATTTCTTTGAGTTCATCACCATGGAACCCGTACCAGAAAATCCAGTGAACAGACCGTACAAATTTGCAAAGACACGAATCACACTTGATCCAAAAACCTTCCACAATCCATTTAATCTGAGGCCATCATGATTCCAAAATCAGAGGACTTGCAAGCTAGGATCGAGACACTTCAGCAACTCAACCAAGAGTTGAGAGTCATGGTGGCTCGAACAGAACGACAACTATCTATCCGTAATTCGTTTATCCGTGCATTGTTAGACCCTGATGTATTTGGTTATGGTGTTGAAGGTGAAGTGCGTGAAGAAGCATGGAAAGTGCTTCGAGGAGTCAGAGATTGAGCAAGCTAGGTAAAGACCGTGGTGCCAGTTATGAACGAGAGGTCTGTAACGCCCTCTCAGAGCGCTTAGGAACGAAAGTAACCCGTGTACTAGGGCAAGCAAGAGATGGTGGCTCAGACATCGATCTAGGCCCGTTTATGATCGAATGCAAGCGTCGTAGGAAGATAGCGCTTTATGAATGGATGGAACAGGCCAAAGTCTCATCCAAAGGTGAGAAAGTACCGGTTGTGATTTGCAGGGCTGATGGCAAGGAGAGTCTGGTGATCTTCCGGCTTGACGATGCGATAACGCTCATGCAGAATGAACTTTAAGTCTCCCACTGAGTCTGCCAGTCGGTTGTGACGCTTGAGGCAAGCGTTAGCAGATAGCCTCGAAGTTGTCTCCTCGAATCGCTCTTCCCAACGAGCGTTTACCGCCTAGTCAGGCGGTTTTTTTTCGCAGTCTTTGCGGATTCTCGAAAATTCTTGGCGGTGGGGGAGCCTTTACTACCTGGCTTTCTCATCTTTTCTCCAGAACCTGCTGCAATGCGAGCACGTTTGGCATGAATGTTTGCGTACAGTCCTTGTTTCATCTAACACCTCCAGCGTCTGCGAGCAGCCTTACCTCTAGGGCCAGACCATGATCGTGAGCGAGCACAGAAACTCTTCTTCCTTGCTCTTTCCTTGGGACTTGTAGGATTAGGTGCAGGCGCTTGCAGATTAGAGCCTGTAGCCCTGTTATAAGCCTTCCTACCGGCTTCTGTCATGCCACCACCCTCAGCAACAGACTGAAAGTGTCTGCCCTTACCTTTAGTTGTCTTTGCAATCGGGTTTGCCATGCTTACCTCATCATTAATGCTTCAGCCTCACGCCTTCTGGTTAAACCAGGCATCACTCTGCCAGCAGCCTTGTTCCATTTGCGGCATTCATCCGCAGCACCCTGCCAGTCGCCAGCATCAACACGTTTCTTGAAGGTAGAGATTCTGTAGTTGCCTAAACCACAGTTATACGCCCAACTGATCACCGCGGCAATACGTCTAGGGCTTGCGGAAACAAGCCTTGGTGAGAGTTTTACCAGTCCGGATATGAAGTGCCGGACATGCTCCTGAAGGGCATCTTCAGCTTGTTCTTTTGACCAGATAGTGTATTTGCCAATACCACGACCAGTGCTACCAAAACCAATAGTCCAAGGCTCATCACCAGTAGCGGGGTCAGGATAAGCACAGCAGTCGCCGTTAGGCAAACGTCGAGCATAACCTTCAAAGGGTTTGATGAGTACGTTGATGGCAAGTTCAATCGCTTCATTCACTTGTACTTCTCTATGCTGCGACCAACAAACCAGAAGGTCAACACCATCGTGAACAAGCCAAAGTCATTGGCATCCCAACACTTGAGTATTACTTCATGCCAGACCGCATTACTTTGAAATGCAAGAACAAGCGTAGCCGCTTTGACAGTTGCGTACATTCCAAATAACGCCCAGGTGATTCCTGGACGTACCAAGGCAGAGACTCCAGCCACAAACCAACCTGCTGACTGAGCCGTCTGACTCTGCTCTTCAAACGCCGACTTGATGGTATCGAGTTGCTGAATACTGTAGTCAACATACTTCTCTTCCATCTTGAATGTGCCACGCATCTTCTCAAGATCAGTCTGCAAAGTGAACATGGCTAACTCATGCGCACGTTCATTCTTCTTATCAAGTAGCTTCAATACCTCCGGTGCTAGCCTGAACAAGCCACCAAAGATACTGCCAAGAAGACCACCTGATAGCAGGTCGAACATTACTTGTTCAGAATCTGGTCAATGCGCGTATGTGCCTTGTCAGCAGTCATGTGCAGATGCTCAACCTTAGCCTTGAGTTCTGCCAGGTCAGATCTGATTGCAACATATGCACCAAAGGCTCCGGCAGCAGCACCAATCAGGGCTTGAATGACTACTGACATCGAGACTTCCATAGCTACAGTCCTTCACCTGGCGTGATGTAAACAATACCAGTGCCGCTTGCAACAATGCCTGAAACGTAAAGCGTAGACTGTGCAGAGATTGCAGCCTGTGGCACAGAGAACACCTCAGTGGTATTGCTGTGCATTACGATGCCATAGTCTGGCGTACCTGATACAGGGATGACAGCAGCCTGACCTGTCGTTGCTGAAAAGCGTACGAAGATTTCGCCAGCAGTACCATTGTGAATACGCACCTGGTTGCAAGGCGAGTCAGCATTGACTGCAACTTGTGCTGATGTGGTTGTGAGGTTTAACCGATAGGTCTTGCCCATCGGTTGGAAAGCGATATTATTTGCCACCTTTGTTCCCCCACTGTTGCGCTGCCGTCATGGTGCCATAGCATGGCGCACCGTTGGTGAACTTCGGTTGGAAGTTTGGGGTGACTTGCTTGGTCGTGCCTTGGCTAGGCTTTAGCACCACCTGTTTGCTCACCACTTTCGTCATCGTCATCATGCTTTGTTTCCTTCATTAAGGATGGTAAAAACACTGTGATGGCAAAGATAAGCAATGCAGCGATCCGCTCATAACTCGGCCCCCACATTGTCCAGCAAGCTAAGGCAAAAGTCATCGACAACGCCAAGATTGTCAACACCCTCGCCACCACTAACTTCAAACTAATACGCACGACCTTCAGAAGAAGATTTGAATCCATGTTCAGCCCCATGGGTTAATTAAGGATATCTAGTCTACCTTAACTATCTTCATCATCGTCATCGTTCATAAAGCCACTACCCCATTCAGCATCACTCGCTTTCAGGCGTATCGCTTCTAACTTCAATGCTCTGTCAATAATCTTTGACTTGTCGGTTAGGCTTGCTTCAGGGTCTGCCATGACTTCAGCCAAGAGTTTGCTTATCGCAGCCTCTAAGTCAGGGTTGATACCCGATTGCTTACGCTTCACCGCATCATGCGACGCTTGGGCTGACGCTCAGGCATCTTGTTCATCGGCTGACGGCCAAGCGCACGTTGTGCTGCAAGCGAACCTGCAACCTCATTACGCCCTGCTTCAGCGGCTTGTGCTTCTTGCCGCTTCATCTCTTTATTGCCTTCCTTCATCATCGTCATATCGTAGTTCATCGCATACCTCTCTTTGGTTTACGCGCTGTGGAATAGGCTATTGCTGCGGCCTGCTTAATTGCTGCTCGCTTGCTAGCAGGACGGCTTGTGCCAATCTTGCCACTATCTTTGAATTTACGCACCATCTCTCCAATGTTGGTAGAGATTGTTTTCTGGCTACTACCTTTCTTAAGGGGCATTTATTCCTCCTGAGCACGATTCACTGCGCCAGCAGCAACGCCAACTGGACTTACACGGGTTTGCCGTAAACGAGAAGCTACATCTTCCGGCCTAAGATATAACTCAGCCATTCTTCTTGCGGCAGGGGGTGCGGCAAGCATTGTGGCTCCAGCAGCAGGTAAATAAGGTATATCTCCAGCCAAGCCACCACCCATAAGACTTAAACCTGTCCCCGCTCGCAATAAACCACCCAATGTAGTCGCCTGCGTTTGAGGGACTCTTGGGCTAGTAAAAATGTTGTATGACTGGCCAGCTTCTGCTATAGGAACGTAAGCGCCACCTCTTCCACGCTCCCTTCCATACAACACATTAGTAGGCTCAACAGCAGCATATTGCTGAGCAAATTTATTAATGTCTACATCGCCTGCATTAAGAATGTTTGGGTTTCTTGAGTAAGCGTCTTCAAAGGCTTTAAGTGCTGCGTATTGCTTATCAATGCCGCGCAATGTTTCATAGTCATCTCTTCCGAGGCTGCGCTTAGCAATATCATCAAATTGTTGAAGCACCTTCATGCCAACTTGTTTAGGAGCACCCTCTAAACCATAAACATATTGAGCAACCTCTGAACGAACTTCTTTCCACAAAGGTGCCGGTATTTGCTGCTTGGCTTGTAACGCTTCGGCAAATGCTGATACACGAGGGCTCCCAACCTTAAATTCATTTAAGGTAGTGTTTTTGTTGAAAGCATCTACAAGTTGATTTCTTGCAGCGTTATCAACATTAATTTGTTTTCCCGCTAACAATGCGTTGTAACTATCGGACAAGGCTTTATCTGCATCACGCATAGCTCTAGGAGCAAGTGTTGGCTCAATACCGCCAAAGGCTTGCGCTACCGCACGATTTGCTGCCGCTTGGTTTTCTCTTCCAAACTTTATAAATTCTTCACGAGAACCAGGGACTAGTTGCATGACTCGTTCTGTTGCCGCAAGACCTCTTGACTCTTTAATTTGGCTTGGCAATGGTTGCATACCTGTTTGCAAAGCCTGACTTAATACCCTCTGCTTTTCTTCAGTGCGAATGTTTTCAGGAATTGAGTACATGCGTTCACGCATTGATTCAACAGCAGGAGCCAAAACCCTTCTTGTAGCAGTGCGAACCATTGATGGGCCAAGTTCACCAGCAACTCGTGCAGTCTCAGCAATTGGTTCTGGAGCGCCAGCCTCTCTAGCTCTTGTTGCAACGTATTCACCACTTGCACCAGCAACTCCGGCTCCAGTCGTCATGCCAGCAAGTTGTTTACCAGTTTGAGGAAATAATCCTTGCGCAACAGTTCTTGCACCTCGTTCAAAAGCACCCATAGCTTGGGGCGCTTTCCCTGCAAGTTTTAATGCTCCTCCAGCCGCTACACCCAATGGGCCTACAGCGGTGGCGTATTCACCAAACTTTTCGGCCATTCTTCCAAACGTACCCCTTTCTTGCGCAGCACCACCAGACGGGCCTGTAACAGGTGGTGTTGGAATCTTTCCAACTAAATCATCGGCAACATCAGTAACAGGCCTACTTGTGTCTAATGGTGTTTTTTTAGGGATTAGATCGCTGTAGTCGTCAGATTTTTTTGTCGGAACTAAATCTTCATAACCATCCATTTATAGCTCCTGTCCTGTACGCTCTTTGAATCTTTTTGCTACAGCATCACGGTTAGCTCCATTAGCCACTGCTTCATTTGCTTTTGCTCTTTGGTCTTCTATGTAATTACTTTGAGATGGCTGTTGAGGAGACGAAGGTTTTGCTCCAGCCCCCGGAGTTTCTTGATCTCCCTTATAAGTTTCTAAAAAATCTTTAGCATTTACGGCTGGAACTCTGTAACCAGTGCTTTGCAATGCTTCTCTTTTATCTCTTGCAGAACCTTTTGCATAAGCAATTTGATCTTGCAAAAATCCTTTAACAATTTCTGGATCATCAGAAGGTTTTGAAGTGTAAGACTGGTAATTTTTAAGTTCATTTCCTGTAAGTGTCGCTCCATAAAGAGCATGACGGTTAGGCGCTTGTAGCTGTTGATATTTTGACCACCAAGCAACCGTTTCTTTAGCTAACTTATCGCCTAATTGTTCTCCAAACCTACGCTTTGCCTCCAAGCTCATATCAGCGCCAAGCCCAAACAAGCCAAGACTTGCGTATTCAGGTTTGAATGTTGCTAACTGCTTTTCTAAACTATTCGATAAAGAGTCAAGCCCTTGTATCTTATTTACTTCTGTCGCAGATAAAGGCTGGCCAGCTTCTTTTCTTTGTATTTCTCTTTCTCTAAGTCCAAGTTCTCGCTCTTTGAACCCGGCTTCTTGCGCCATCTTGTCTCGCTGCAACTTACGATCTTCAATGCCTTTGTTTATTGCTATCTGCTGTTCAGTGGCTGTTTTACTAGCTTGTGCTAGTGCATCAAACATCTTGTTAACGGCATCATTGCGGTTTCTAGCCACGTCTACAAGCATAGCGCCATTCTGAATCTCAGCCTCAAGCAATGCCTTGAACTTGTTAGCCTCTGCCGTTTGTCCTGCGGTTTGCGCCCTAAGTGCTGAGTCATACAGTGACTTAACTTCTTCTATTTTCTGTTTCTGCGTTTCCAATGCTTTTTCAAAGATGATCTTTTCTCTATCAAAGACATCCTTACGCCCTTGCTTGTAACCATCAAGCATTCCAGTCATCGCCTTCAAACCGGCAATGCCACTACGCTTTGCACTGCCACCTGCTAGCGCACCTATGAGCATCATTGACACAGCAATAGTCTGCAATTGTTCTGGCGTTTGCTGACTCGGCGCAAACTCAATAGGTTCTGGCCGCATGGCCGTGTACTTTTTTTCTAGCGCAGCAGTGTCCTTTGCTTGTTTTTCAAGCATCGTGCCATAGTCTTCAGCGCCATTTACCCTTTTTGCTTGCAAGTCTTGCATTGCCGTTTCTACGGAACCAAGACTTTCCTTCATGACTTGTGGGCGCACGTCTTCTGCAACAGCACCACGCTCACGCTGCCCTGCAAGCTGTTCCTCAATCGTTTTTACAGGCTTAGTCGGCGGTTGATTTAACTTTGACGTTAAATCATCAATTGGGTTGCGCAGACTAGTAATGCTTGTCGTCATGACTGGCTCCCTAATTTGCTATCCAATGGACTTCTTTGTCGCGTTGCAGCAGTCTGTACAGGCTTGGCAACCTCATTTGACGGTTGACCTGCAAGCAATGAACCAGACGCTCTTAGCGCATCACCAAGCGCAGTACCAACTCTGCTATCTGCTTCGTAGCCTGCAAGAATGGCCTGTTGCAGATACTTGTCTGCAATGCCAATGTTCTTCAACCCTTGGTTAATCAAGTCCTGAGCACCACGCTGCTGCATCTCTATAGTCCTAGCACCTAACTGCTGTTGCGCAGTTCCTGACCTTTGCCCCATGTTTGCCAATGCTTGACGTTGCTGTGCTTGGAATGCAGCAATCTGCTGGCGCTGCACGGGTGTTAGCTCACCTCTCATGCCAGCACCAAGTTGCTCTTGCCCTACCTGCCTAGGTGCTTGACCAAGTTGCCTTAGTTCATTTTCTAAGTTACGAGCTTCTTTGAATCCACGCCTTGCTTGCAAACCAGCCATAAGTGCATTGGCTAATGCTGCACCGCCTGGAGTTTTAAGTCCTTCAAATACCTGTTTAGCACCTGACTTAACAAGGTCTTGCATATCACGTTGTGGCGCAGCCCCTTGGTCTATAGCTTCTTGCTTAAAGTCTCTTACTTGTGGCGGGCCAACCGTTTCACCTTCATACATACCTAAACCGAATTGCGGCTCAACACCTCCAAAACCAAACCCACCAACTGGCGCTTGCGCAAGCTGTGGTGAAAAAGACCTAGTAATAGGAACTTCGTTAGGCGCCATAGTGTTGTTTGGATCGGAATAAATAAGCGCGTTATTCATGTTGACTGGTTGAGACACCGTGTCAGCAGAAAAAACTGGCGCGTCAAACCCTTGCTGTTCAGCAGGAGCCATGTCTTCATAGCTACCAAGGAATGGATCGGTTTCAAACTCAGGCAACCCTGTATCAGGATTCATGGTTCCTGCACCACCTCTAGACTTGAGTAGTGCAGCCTCTTGCGGTGTGATGTGCGCTAAGATTGTGTCTTGCCCACGGCCTTGCAGACGTAGCATCTCTGCTAACGCTTTGAGATCGAGGCCACCACCAAGAAGTGCGGCAAGTTGTTTAGCCATGATTAGATTCCTAACAAGCGACGAAGTTTCAACGATCTAACATTCCAGACGGGTTGCTGCTTTTCTTCAGGCGTACCCTCTATATCACCAAGATAACCTTCTGACAAGCCTGGTCTAAGCGGAAGTATTTGAGCAGACTCTTCCACCCTGCTGCCTGGAGATACTGATGGCCTTACAGTTCTTGTCCTGACTTGATTGCCAGTATCTACGTTAATAGGCGGTGTTTCAGGAACAATCAAAGGTGGCTCAGGGAATGTTGGCTCTGGTATAGGAACACCTTCAATAGGCGGCGGAATCGGAGTAAGTCGATCTTCTACTGGAGGATTTAGTTCTTCAATAATCTGCTCTAACAATAGATCTTCTTCAGTCTTATCTGGTGGCGGGAGTGGTATCGGTACATCTACATTGACATTTAGATTTGCATTTGGATTTGCATTTGGATTTGGATTTACATTTGGATTTGGATTTGGATTTGGATTTGGATTTGGATTAGGATTAGGGTTAGGGTTAGGGTTAGGGTTAGGGTTGGGGTTAGGATTTACATCTGGATTGGGGTTGGGATTGGGGTTTACATCTGGATTCGGATTGACGTTAGGATTAATATCAGGCGTGACTTCTGGCGTGACTTCTGGCGTTGTTTCAGGAGTAACTTCTGGAGTAACTTCTGGAGTAACTGTTTGACCAGTATCAGGCGTAACTGTTGGTTGACTTGATGTACCCGTACCTGTGCCTGGATCAACACCTGGTTTGACATCTACATTAGCGCCAACAACCAATGGCGTACCAGTTACGCTGTCATTGGCAGGGATGTTAATTGCACCACCATCGTTGGTAAGCACAAGCACTGTGCCGTCATTGTTGTTCTGCAAAACAATGCCTGGAATCGTAATTGATGTTTCTTTTGGCGCAACAACCGGAGGCACTGAAACACCTGGTGTTGTTACAGCCGACCCAGTATCAATAGGCGCAGTAACAACTGGTCCGGTATCAATCGGTGCAGTCACTTCTGGCTGCGTAACTGATGGCGCTGTGACAACAGGCTGTTCAACAACAGGGCCAGTATCAACTGGGGTTGATGGCAATGGAATGTTTTGGCCAGATGTTAAACCTTCTGCTGGAATGATCGTTATATTGCCGCCATCATCAATGACTGAAGCTTGCTTTGTATCTGGATCAACAGCTATGACAACACCAGACCCAGAAGGTGGAGGCGTTGTAACATCGCTAGCAATATCTGAAGGTGGTGTAGACGTTGATGTCGGTATTGACACAACATTTGATCCAGCCTGCATAGAACTGGCAATTGTTCCACCATATACAGCATCATTTAAGGCTTCTGTCAGCGCATTTCTAATATCTACTGAACCAGTAAGCGCTAAATCAACTGCACTTGCAACAGTTCCAGCTTCCAAAGCCTCTTGAGCCGTTTCTTTAGCAAATGTTCCTGCAAGACTTGTTGTTCCAGTTCTGGGAGCTAAAAGTCTTCCGGCACCAGCAACGCCTAAACCTAATGCAGCCGTTGCCCCCGCTGCTGTTCCTGCCGCTAATTGCGCAGATTCATGAGCAGCATCTGGAGGCGCTCCTAATCTTATTTGTTTTTCATATTCATTGTTATATGCAGCTCCTCCGTTTTCAACGGCTGACGCAATTAATTCTCTTGTAAGAAAACTTCCTGCTTTAGTAGATCCTATTTGCAATATTTCTTCAACAATTTCACTTCCTACAACTGCACCAAATGCTTTTGGATTGTCATAAATTGTTGATACAAGATTGCCAAGATTTACAAATGCTTCTCTTGCACTATTTGAATTAGTTACATTTCGTATTGCTTGGTCAATATATTGTTTGCCAACAGTAATTTCTGGGCCTTCAGCAACTGTTGCGGCTTCTGCTATAGCATTAGCTTTATTGATTGCAGCATTTCCAGCATCAGTAAATCCTAATGCACTTAGTGCTCCACCAATTGTATTTTTGCCAAAACTTGCTACACCTTGCGCAGCAATACTTCCAAGAACAGAATCAACACGGGGAGCTTCTGTTGTCACAGGGCCAGTTGTAGACGGTAATTGTTTGCCAGCGCTGTTAACAGAAGATGGTTTAATTAAATTACCGCTTTGACCTTGTGAAATGACTGCATTGACTGCTTGAACATACGTTGCATAATCAGCGTCACTTGTACCACCGCCAGCCTGTATGAACGCCGTACGATTGTGCATTCCATTTGGAGCAACATATGGAGGATCTTGTGAAACTGTAGTCGTACCACTTGTTGACGTTGCAGGCGGCGTAGTAACGGTTGGTGTTCTAGAGAAACCGCCAGTACCTGGTTCAGCAAACTCACCAACTGTCGTGCCGCCCGGTATGGTGAAATCAGATGTACCAGGCTCTACGGGCGTTGCAGATTGAATCTCTTGTTCTGCATTCAAATTGCCTTGTACATTGTTAGCTACCGATGTATCAATGTCTCTTTGAATTAAGTCCAGTACATCGTTTTGCGCAACACCGGCGTTAACAGTATCCGCACCTGTAATACCACCAACTGTATCAATGCCACCAGCAGCAGGAATACTGTCATTGCCAGTAGCACCTGTAATGGTCTGCGCAGGTACACCAGGAATTGTTGTTGTTTGATTTGCTGCATTGATGCCAGCAGATAAGCCAGAGCCAAATCCTTTTACCGCTGATTCGCCAACATCACCACCGCTTATTATTGCACTGGCTGCACTGTTAACAGCAGAAGTAATGGCTGAGTCAACAACTTTGTCGCCCGTCAAACTTACGTTCCCAAGAACTTCTTTACCGCCAGTTGAAATAACTGAATTAACAAGCGCTGTTCCAACGTCACCACCTGTCAACGCAGCAACACTTACGGCTTTAACAGCATTGTCAATGTAAGCATTGCCAGAAAGATTGGGCAAACCTTGATTGATACCGACGCTTACAAAACCATTTTTTAACGCTGTTTCTATAGGAACGCCTGCGGCAACATCAATACCTGCTTTGAGTACGGCATTGCCTACCGCAGTTTGTATGGCAGCAGATGTACCAGCAGGAAGAATTGCAGCACCAAGAAACTGACCTACACCAGGTACAAAGTTAATGGCAATTGGCGCTAGCGCTGTAACAACATCTTTCCATGCTTCGCCTTCATGCGCGTAATACGTCGTTAATTTTGGCTTGCCGTCTGGGCCTACTTTGAAATAAGCACCAGTTTCATTATCTTTAATGCCATGTCTAAAAGTTGGCAAGTCTTCACCGATTGCTTGGCCGGTTTTTTTGTTGAAATACTCTCCATCAGAGATGACCATCTTTCCGTTATCTTTACGGATGTAGGCTGTTTCAAGCGCTCCTGTACTAGCATCACTCCACTGGATTGGTGTTACATCAAGTTTTCTATAACCAACATCATCTAAATTAGTGATGCCTGTTTTTGATGTAAGTTCTTCAGCAATTTTGTTGTAAAAATACGCTGGATCACTTTTTAGCATTCCTCCAGAAGAGTTTGCAGCATCAAGGCTTTGACGAAGTTGATTAGCAAGTGGACTAAGAGCAGTAGAAAGATTGTCTGTTTGTTTGACATACGCTTGATTGACAAGCGCTTGATTAACCTTAGTCCCTCTGACATTAGCCGCTTCTTGCGGCGATAACCACTTTCCTGATTCTGAATCTGGCCCAGCAGCTTCAACAAAATATTCAAACCCAAGCGCTTCAAGCTGCCTTCCTGCTTCCTGTATCTGTTGTTTTAATTGTTGACCGGCTTCATTCAATACATATGTCGGATTGTTTTCACTATCTAGACCAATCTTTGTATATCTAGGGTCGTTGTACTTTATTTCTGTTGTTGCTGTTTGTAGTAGATTGTTAACACGATTCTGAACAATGGCAGGGTCTGTGTCTAAAAAATCATTTAGATCATTAGCGCCAATGTTCATGGCGCTAGCAATCTCATCACGACTTAGATTGTTTTGTTGCGCAAACTGATTGATCTGTTGCGCTTTTTGTTGTGTACTTAAAGCGCTATTATTATAAATATTAGCAAAATTACTTGTAATTAAAGTTTTTCTTGCTTGCTGTTCTTGCTCCCAAGCGCGACCTTTTTCAGCAGCCCAATTGTTTGCCTCTTGAACACTGCCAAGTTTAAAAAGCTCAGAGCGTTCTGCCTCTGTTAATGGCCGCCCAAAAGCCTGTTGAGCAGTTGCATCTAATGCAGTTCTTTTGAAAGTATCCCTTTCTTGTGCGTCTATTTGATCGCCAAATTGTTGTTTCCAGTACGCAAAACCTGCAGCGTCTGGTGCTCTACCTGTAATTTCTTGATACATGATTCGATAAGAATCATTTATTGCCTCTTGCCTTGCAGCCTCTTGCCTTGCAGCCTCTTGTTGAGCAGCTATTAGTTGCGCCTGTGCCTCTGCCTGCGCTTGAGCCTGCGCTTGAGCTTGAGCCTGCGCTTGAGCTTGAGCCTGCGCTTGAGCTTGAGCCTGCGCTTGAGCTTGAGCCTGCGCTTGAGCTTGAGCCTGCGCTTGAGCTTGTGACTGTTCCTGTGCTAGTAATTGCTGAATATATCTTTCTTGTTCAGCCGCAGCCGCAGCCGCAGCCGCAGCCGCAGCTTGTTCTTGTGCTCGCTCTCTATCAATTTGAGCAGCAATTTCAGGATTGGCCGCTCTTACTTCATCAACTACTTTATCAAAGTTACCAATTCCAGTATTCATCCAATACTGGATTGCACTTTCATCTGGGTTTAGTGTGGCTAATGGATTATTTGCGTATGCTGCAAGAACCTCTTCTCTTGTTGCCATGTTACAACCCCAAACGATTGATAATTGATTGGTGAATGCTTAGATGACCTTGCAACCACTCATAGAAATCATCTTCCTGGTTCCAGTCTGTGTCAAACAAATCAAACGGATTCTCTAAACTCAACCTGTTTGCAAGCGCTTCATGCTCTTGGTAATGCGACCAAAGCCAGTCATCTAAGTCATCAAGATCGGCACCACCTAATGGATACTGAGGAATGACAATATCTTGAGCTAACAGTTGTAGGTAGAACGTACGATGTTGTTGTTCATTCTCAAAGATCATCTCTCGCAAGCCGTCTGCATCACCAAAGACGACATTAGAAAGATTGTCCAAGTTCATGGCTAGAACGGCCCTGTCGTGACAGTAGCGCCGTTATTCGTAATAGTCCAAGGGCCACCAGCATTTGCAACACTGTTGTCCTTGATGGTTGCTGACTGACAGGTCAACATTTTTGTTGTTGCCGCATTGTTCAATGGGCTTGTAGGCACAGTGGCAGATGTAAACCCAGACCCTACGTTGAATCTTAGATTGCTGATCTTCCCATCAAAGTAACGTGTGACATACACAGACTTGCCAATCGATGGTGGATTACTTGATGTGACAAGTGTTCCAGAAAAGGTTTGCGACACACCAAGTGATGAGCCAACAAAAATACGTACAGTTCCTGAAACCCTGCTTGCAGCAACGTAAGTCCATGTGTTCAAAGAAACAGCAATGGTTGATGAATATTGTTGCCCACCACTTGAAAGTGCTCTTGCAATGGTTGGCTGTCTAGAACTGTTGATAAAAAAACTTAGTTTGTTTCTGTATGTAATATCAATAGAATTCAGATAGCCAAAGTCAAGGATTGTTGCACTGATCGTTGGCGTAGATTCTAGGTAAACAAAGCATTCAATCGAAAAATCATTTGATCCAATAGCAAATGCACTATCTGTTGGATAGGTCATGTAAGTGCTGTTGTAATCATAGGCATAGTTTTGTACAGGTGGATTGCCTGCAACGCCTATGGCTTTAGCAGCACCGAATGCAGACAGGATCGGCATTATGCGTACCTAGTCTGGCTTGCAAAGACGGTGAACGAACCGCTACCAGTCTTGATAAGCGTATAAGTGTAAACATCCACGCTACTAGCATTGCCTGCGCTTGGGGCCGTCCCACCTGACCACTTAGGCGTAACGCTAGTCCCGTCCACGGTAACCGCTGAGTTGTAGTAAGCCGTTCCACCCTGAGTCACCAAGTGCGTAACCGTCACACTCTGGCCTGTACTCATGATGCTATTGAGTGCTACAGAACTAGACCCACGGATGTTCAGTGTCCAGTTAGCAGATGCGTTACTGGTGTAGTACAGGATTGACTGTGTCGATACGTCAAAGTTAACCGTACCCGTAGCGGCTGTTGCTGCAATCGTTACCGTCTCTGCTGCGGCAGATAGTTTTAATTGCATCGTTGTACCGCTAACGCCAAGCGATAGCTGATTGGCAAACGATACGTTCTGGCTAGCGTCTATGGTTAGAGCGTTTGTGCCATTGGTCTGTAGCGTGAGGATGTTGGTATTGTCTGCCGTAGAGACTATGCCTACGCCTGATGTGGCGTTGATGGTGTTAGCCATTTTGTGCTACCCAAGAAGTGGTTGCTTCATCCCATGCGTACATCGCACCGTCCGTTGGCATGGATACAGGTGCTTCCCATTGAGCATCAGCGTTAAGCGTCCAGGATGCAAAAGGCTGAGGCGGTACAAACGCGTCAATGTCTGCTCTGTAGGTGTAGCCAATCCCTGCGTAGTTCTTTCTGATGTTGCCGTTGTAGCTTGTCTGCTTCCAAGTACCGCCAAGAATCTTCTCCAGATGCGCTGCGCCGATATGCTCTTTCTCAACGCCAGAAGCATCGCTGGTGTCTTTGTTGTCGACAACCACCACTTGAGTGACGATATTGTTTTCATCAATCTTTGCGAAGTGAGCCATTACGCCTCCAGCTTTAATCCAGTTAAGTCCATTTCTTCCCCAACGACACCGACAGGGAAGGTGTTAAACGATAGTGAGATTCTTGTGTCATCGCCTTTGACTTCAGGAACCATATGCGTCAGTGACGATGGAAAAAGAATTAGCTTGCCGACAGTTGCTTCAAACCACCATGACTCTGAGTTGTACGGGTTCCACTGCTCAGGCGGGAACTTGATCTGCTGCCAGCCATCACGGTAAAAGTAAATCCTGTCGTTGGCATTGGTCTGCACATAAAACACACCTGAGATGTAGCTATTAGGATGTGCGTGTTTGTGATGGTACTGCCCTGGTTCTGAGTAATTGCACCAGCTTTGGGTAACTCTCAGGCTTACGTTGTGTTTGGGATTGACTGTGCTTTTGAAGTAATCCGAGACTGCATCTTCAATGAATGAGCGCAGACTTGTCAGCGCAGGATCACGCAGTACAAAGTTGTTGGTAGACGTGGTGTTGCCCATGTTGGGTCTTGTTGGCAGTTCACGGATGAAGAACAACTCCTCATCGCTTAGAGGTCTGCCAAGCTCTGCAAAGCCAATAGGGATGGGAAATAAGTTATGCAACTGCACGTTCAAATTCCTCTTTGGCTATGCCCATCTCTTTGAGTTGCTCGTCGGTGTAGATCGTTGGGATGCTATCCTCAAACTCTTTGATCTTGTCAATGACCCAATACACTTCTTCAATGCTTGGGCATGGTCGTGGATCATCCCACCGAGTAAACACGTTGTTACTGATTTCCCATTTCGCACCTGGACGAAGCAAGTGCATGGCTGCATCGATTCCAAGAAACTTATAAACTTTTGTAGTCATGTTATTGATTGATTTTGATGATTACGATGCCGGAGCCGCCATTTCCGCCTGCACCTGTTGTTCCACCACCAGCTCCGCCACCACCGCCGCCTAGATTGCTTGGAGCTGCTGGGCCAACAGTTGATGCAGGCGCACCATTGGCACCTCCACCAGCGCCGCCAGTTCCAAGAGTGGCTCCTTGAGACGAAGCTCCACCACCGCCTCCACCGGCATAAGTTACTGACGAACCTGTTATAGAAGACGCAGTTCCATTACCCCCGTTTCCAGAGGCATTAGTGGTTCCGTTAGCACCAGCAGCGCTTGCGCCGCCACCTCCGCCTGACCCATATTTGTTTGCATTAAAATTCGTCCCACCGTTGTTGCCTTGACTCGGTGTTGTGGATGGGGTATTTCCAGTCCCCCCTGTACTAACTGAAGCAGATACAGCACCACCGCCGCCTGAGCCACCATTTTGCCCCGGAGTTGCTGGACCATCCCCTCCACCGCCACCACCACCGGTGGATGTAATAGTGCTGAACACTGAATTTGATCCGTTTGCGCCATTGGTTGGGGATGTTTGACCGGCCCCACCACCTCCAACTGTTACTGTGTAGTCTGTCCCTGCTGTAACAGACAATCCCGTTCCAGTTCTAAACCCTCCTGCGCCGCCACCACCTCCTCCTTTAGCACCACCACCACCACCACCAGCCACAACCAAATACTCAACCTCTGTCACCCCAGTAGGGCAGGTCCACGTTGAGGTAGCCGTAAAGGTTTGGATGACTATGTAACCGCTAGGAGCAGAAACGGCATCTGTACCTGTGGCAGATTCACTTAATGATGCACCATACACTCCGGGCCAAGTGTTTGCGCTGCGACGTATTTGCGCTTCTATTAACGACCAAACACCGGAAAACGATGTATTAACTGGGCCAATAATCCCGCCGTTACCTCTGGGCATGGCTGCTCCTAACTAATATCTTCGTAAGAACAAACTACTTTTAAGTCGTTAGCCGTACCAGCCGTAGCACCCAGTGATGTGTTTTCTTCTAGGTAGATATAAGCATCTTTATCAATAACCACTAACGTAGCATCAGCAGGGACAGCGACTGTTGAAGCGATTTGCGTTGCTGTACCACCAAGCGCAGCGGCAGAGTAGTAATTGATGGTGATCTCCGCAGCCGAAGTTCCATCCACATTAGATACGTAGAGGCTATTGACCTTAAGAACCTTACCAGAGGATGCAGCGTTGCTTAGGATAGACGTGGCTGATGTAGAGGTTAAATCAACCGTTACCGACTTGCCTGTGATCGTCGTCGGGGAAAGTAAATTTGGTGCGGCCATATCAATTCCTACCCAAAGATCATCGCCGCAATTGCAGCAGGATATACAGTCCGACTAGATGGTAGCGTCACAAAAACGTTTTTTGTTCCAGCACTGAAATTAACAAGGCTTCCTGAGTTGCTGGAAGACAGCACCGTATCTCTTGATAGTGTCGTGCCACTGGATGTATAGGTACCTACCCCAACTTCCCAGTCAGAGCCTGTCTGATCAGCTATCGTATAAAAGGTTGTATTGCCGTTACCAATAGCGGCAAATGATTGAAACCCTGTAACTGCACCAGCTAGGGTTATTGTCCCTGTGCCAGTGCTGGTTGTGGTTTCCTGTACACGATCAGCAACAACAAAAGCCATTATGCAGACAAGCTGAACTGATACGTTACTTGAAGAACGTCACCACTAACTACCGAACGATCACCGCCGGTAAAATCAGAAGCTGAGAACAACGTACCCGTTGTGCCACTTTTGGTGTTATTGCTTGTCAAGAACGCTCCACCAATCGTAGTCGTACCATTGATGTTAAACGATGCTTTACTTGCTGTATTTGTAACCACTGACGGATTAGCTGTTGTTGCCGCAGCAAATGTTGCCGCAGGGCGCGTTGCATTACTGTACGTTGTGTCCTCAGTCCAGCCAGCGTGTGACGACATGGTATCGCCTGCGGCGGGTGTATTCGATGCTCCAGCCCCATAAAGACCGATATACCAAGAAGTGATTCTTGAGGTTGCGCCATCAAGCGACGTGCCAGCCATGTACTGTAGGCCAACGTTGACCACGAGGTTTTTAGATTCAGCCGTCCACTTGAGATTGCCATCTTTGTCATAGCACTCAAAGAAATACTTGCCCATTGCACGGGCTGCTTCTTCAGAACCTGGGCGAGCAATCAACCCGCTAGCCACAACGTCATTTGTCTTTGCTTGTTCCATTATGAAATCCTTAACACAGTTGATTGATCCTACAATACCCTAACAATCGCAGTCGAGGCAAGCGGGGACGGAAAGTTGATCTGAAAGGTTTGATTTAAGGCCACTTGATCCCCACCAAAACTGATTACCGCGCATGCAGCATTAGAAGCTGAAGTGTTGTAAATTAAAGCCCCAGAGGCGGTAAAACTAGCCCCTGCCCAACTAACTGCCGAAAAGTTTACAACAGCCGCAGTCCCATCAGCCACAGGGGTCACTGAAGTAAGTATTTCTCCACCTGTTGTGTAACCATTACCATTTACAACCTCATCACTCCCCATTTGCGAATAATTCGTAGTGGACGATCCAAACACCCCAGATCCACTCTCAAGAGCCTTAAATAAAGCAATCTTAAAAACGTCGCCACCAGGATTAGAAAAATCGTGGACGCCTTTAAGTAATTCCACTTTAAAGCTTGTAGGCATTGCGGTAGTAATGGATAACGCCATGGTAATTACGGCCCAGGACTCACGGATCTAATCGGTAAGCGAATCATGCCATCTCTGTACTCATCGCGCCTACGTCGGCCTTGCTGTTCCATGCCAAGACCTTGGATGGCTTGCTGATAACTCTGGTTAAAGTATTGAAGCATCTCAGGAGGACCTTTGGTGTAGCTGTAAGCCTGGATCAAACAAGCATACAAAAGAGCTTCCGGTGCATTCAAGCTGATCCAAGTTGTTGTATTAGTACTGGAAAGCTGCGCAGGACGGTAGATATAACCTAGCTCAACAACAAAGTTTGCATTAGGTGTCGGGGCGACATAAAACGTGTTTTGATCCCACACCGAATAATACTTCGGGACCCCCGTATCACTGCCATCGGCCCAATATTCCTTCATGAAGGACGTGTCCCTAAAATCCAAGAAGACTTGATCGCCTGTGGACGGCACCGTAATCATCATGTAGCGGTGAGTTAAAATATCACCAGGAGCAGTCAAAAACTTATTGCCTGAAGTCATCGACGCTGTGGACTCTTTCTTAAAATAATCTAGATCAATATCCCGCAGCATGCGGTTCTCGGCCATCGTGATAAACGTGTTGATCACCGAATCTGTGAACACATTGCTGTTCACCTCGGTGTAGTTCCTAATGTTGGTGACGAGTTCGTCGTAAGTCATGAAATCACCACGGTGACGTTGCCAACAAACCCGTACCCAGTGACAAAGGTCTGAGGTGGATACGGTTGCATGTTCGTTCGATTGACCGTACTAAACCCAGAACCAATGCTTTGGAACGGTGCGCTAAAACCAGGGGTTCCGAGGTAGATTGTAACGGGTTCAACGCGATCAACGCGAGGGTCTTTAAGCGCAATTGAATCGCCTCGAAACTTAAGCGGGTAAAGCTGGGGTTCTTTAGGCTCGTAGTCGTCGGGACAGACCATGAACCCGCGCCAATTCTTGCGCAAGGTGTTGTACGAATACCGTTGACCACAGTAGTCACACAGGCCGAACGAGAATTTGCCCGTTGCAAAGGCCATGATTTACTGCCCGAAATCAGGAATAAAAAGTGCGCTTGCTGTGTCACGATCTTCTGCCGCTGCGCGCGCGAAGTCTTCTTCATAGATCTGCTTCAGAATAACCGTCCGCTCAGGCGCATACTTGAGCGAAATCTGGTAGGCGAGGCCCGAAGCAAGGCAGGGCAGAAAACGAAAGTTAACGTCTGCGGTATTGGTGTAGACGCCTGCATCCTGGATCCGGCGAATGCGGTAATAGACCAACGTGTAGGCAAGATTGGGCGATGGATACAGGAAAACCTTGAACGTGTTAGCACGTTGTACGTACAACTGAGCAGGCTGGGCC